GCGATAGCCAGTTCGGTCGCTTTTGCCATTGTTGCAGCTTCGGTAGGTTGAAGCGTTGGGTCATCTAACCATTCAAGGCAGTAATACCCGTCACCTGGCATGTTGTATTTCCATGTGGTGTTAGGCGCTAGTTCGCGTGTCGCGTTGCCAATTTGTGTGTCAATTTGTTGTTTCGTTGGTGTTGCCATGTTATGCCGTCTTTGTAATCATAATTGAAGCGAAAATTTCGCCTACACCGAAAAACTCTGCACCGCCTAAACCGTCTGTTGTTTTTGTGGTGTTTACGCGGTACTGCAACTCAAAATTTTTATTTCCTGCAATAGTAAATGCGCCCGTTAGTTGTGGCATACCGCCCGCAGTTGTGTTTATAAGCAATGCTGTGCCAACGATTGCGTCTGTGCTGTCTGTTGTATTTCTAAATTTCAGTTGTGAGCCGAGTGTCTGAATAAATGGCGCATACGCTTGAACTATGTAAGTTCCCGCTGGCAATGTGATGACACTAGAAGCAATACTGCAACCCGTAATGCCATTAGTAATGGTCGTGTTCAAGACTCGCTTGATAAATGATCCGCTAGTTGCTGTTCCGCCAGATGTTCCGTTGGCTTGGGTTTCGTTGAAAATAGCAATTGTTGGGCCTGCTGTGGCAGCAAAACTAAAATTTGCATTCAATGAAGCCGCGGTCAAAACTTCGCCTGCGGTGTATGTAGTTAGTGGCATAGTGCTCCTTATCCTAAGACATTCTCTTCGTCAAGTGTGCCATACACGGCGTCGTTTAATATCAACTCAAACACGATCGTGGTCGGCGCGGTGCTGTACAGGACGCTGTGGCCTGTGCTGAAATCCAGACGATGCTCGATGCCCTCAACCGACAGCTCTTGTGCCAACTGGGTTGTGCCAGCACCGCTTGGAAATGTCTTTTGTATGGTTATTGTGTCACCAATGTCTACGGTTGCCAGGGTGTCTTTTTGGGCTGTGGTGAGCATTAGGAACTTGGTTGCCACCGACGTGTAGCGCGCTTCAGGCTCTGGGTTAAGCAGATAGGACGCTGCGGTGTCGATAGATGGTTGTTCGTGTAGCAGGCTGTTTGTAATGCTTGATGTCTGAATGAAATATGTAGCAATAGAACCTGCATCGGTTGCGGTTGCCGTTTTGCCATCAAGAGCTGTGAGCACCGATCTGTTGATTACGGAATCAGCCTCAAAACTGATGCCCACGCCGTCGTATTTGTAGTTTGTGCCGTCGTCATGGAAATCGGCTACCGATGCGGAAAGCGTGTTGCCTATGCGATTTTGGAATGTAAGCACACCAGACCGTGACATGAACAAACGACCAAACTCTGCGGTTTCGTTGATCTGTGTTATGTATTGCAACACGTTGGTTCCTGCCGGCACGGTGTATGCGGCGGCGTGGCCAAGGTTGACGGTACCTGTTGAGATGTCTCGAGCGCCTGCAGGGAAATCTACTTCTGGTAGGTCTAAGACTGTTTCTATGCGTTCGCCTGATGTTTCGGCTGTGACGTTTAGTTCGTTTAGGTAGGTTTGCGCGAGCAGGTAAAATTGGTCAGCGCAATACACGGTCACGGTGTCAAGACCGCCGAGCGCAAAGTTGTAGTCGTAGTTGACGACATAACCGCTAAACAATGATTCGGGCACGTTGGTGTTGCTGTATCGAATGAGTTGCACGGCGCGCAATGGGGCAAGACCTGGCTTGGATTCGGCTGTGTCGTAGTACGGGCTGTTTTCGTCAAATGGGTTGAAGATTCCGTCCACATCTTGGATGGTAAATGTCATGGTGCCAGCGCTGAATTGATCTCCTACGTCACGGCGACCGCGCCGCACGTTGATGCTTACAGTCGAATCCATGACGTTGGCAAACTCGGTGGTTCCGTCAAGCACATATTCGGTGTTATCCAGTACGCCCTTAAGCGTGTCGTCTAGAACAAACGCGTCAACCTGAAACCCTGTGGCGATCTGTAAGTCATAATTGCCAGAGTCAACGACCGATACGCCTGGCATCACGCCACCTGTAACTGCAACGGCCCAGCGCTACGCGAGTAGGCGCGCAAAGCGTTAACGACCGACTCACCGATCTCTGCACTAGTAGCAAGTCCGCCTGTGACATTGATGGTCACTCCCCCGCCAGTATTCATGCGGTCTAACGGCACTACGGCTTCTGGGCCTGATTCACCAATAAGGGCAAGAGTAGGGGAGCTGACGATGCCACCCTCGGCTAGACGTGGAATCTTCTTAGCAACAACAGCTGACGGTGCTTGACCGCCGAGTTGTGGCACGGGAATTGTTGGTGCTTTCGGAATGTCTGGCAACAGCGGAATTGAGTTGTAGGCACTAATGATTGCGTTGACCGCGCCGATTGCAGCGTTGACCATGCCAGCAAAGAAGCCGATCACGGTGTTGACGATTGCGTTAATGCCGTCACGAAACCACTCAAACTTGTTGTAAGCGGTTACCAAAGCGACCACAAGCAATGCGACGCCTGCAGCGATAAGGCTGAACGGGTTGAGTGCCATGGCGATGTTGGTGACAACGATTGCGGCAGCGACTGCACCAATGGCGGCAGCGATAGCCAAGAATGCTTTCGGGTTGTCTTGAGCCCACATAGCAAACTTGTTGAGCACAGGGAGCACAGCCTCAAGCACAGGCAATAGGGCAGCGCCGATTGACTCTTTGGTTTCGCCAATGGAGTTCTTGAGAATTGCCATCTTGCCGGCAGCGGTCTCAGCGTTCTTTGCTGTGGCACCGCCAAAGGTTCCACCGAGCACGTCCATGACTTCGTTGAGGCTTGCGCCTTCTTTGATCATGGTTGACATCTCTGGGCTTAATGATCGAAGCGCCTTAAAATTGCCCTGATAAGCCTTAGCAAGCGCGTCAGCGACGCTGGCAGAATCCATGCCTGTTGCGGTGCTGATGTCCATGACAAGGTTCATGTCGTTCATGGCAATGCCAACATCTTTAGTACCGCGCACAAGTGCTTCTAATGCTTTGCGATATTCGGTGTCAGCAACACCAGACGCTCGACTCATTGCGCTGATCTGTTTTTCTACCTGTGCGGTCTGTGCAGCGCCCGCGCCAGTCACATTTTGCAAAGTAAGCGCTAACGCCGCCTGCTCCTGCTGATCTTCCATCGCAGCGCGTGTGGCATCACCAAGGGCTACAGCCAAACCAGCGAGCGCCGCAGCTGCGGGTACGGCAGCCTTCTTGATCGCAAACTGGGCTTTCTCACCTGTGGTCTCAAGTTGTTTAAATTGCTTGATGGCCTTAGATACGCCCTTGCCGTCAAACTCGCTGATAATCGGGATGTTAATTGCCATTACGCGGTCTCTCTGTTTGCTTCGTCCATGACGCGCTTAACTAATTGACCCATCTCGGACATGACATCATTTTCGCGTTGCACGTACGCTTTCCACATTACTCGCGAACGCTCCCCATAGCGTGCAGTTAGTTGACGGCCCAATGCACCTTCTTTGGACGTGTCAAACATAGTGCCAGTCGCGCCCTGCCATTGAATAAGGAACGTGCCAACATTGCTTTTGTTTCCGCCGTATTCTTTGATATTTCGAGTGTTGATCTTGGCAGCAATCTTCTGTTTCATGCCAGGCACCCACGGCAACATCTTAAATCCTGATCGGGTTGACCAATTGCGCGCCATACCAGACAAAGGAACGCCAGTAGGGACAAGCGCGTTGGCATCGTCAATAACAGGCTGGACAATCTTTTTGTAGTCCTTAGTGATTTCACGGCGCAAAGATTTGTCAATCTTGTTGAGAGTCTTCAAGGCTTCTTTAAGCCCGACGACCTCAATCTTTGCCGATACTTCATTCACATCATCTCCGTTTGTTCTGCTCGTTAAGCACTTTAATGACAGTCACTAGATCACGTGCGTCAAACGGAATGTCGTAAGGCCACCAACCGACCCCGACTAGAACCTCTGCTAGTTGGCGGCGGTAGGTGCCGCGTCCGTAGGGTTTGGGTCTGTCTCGTCCAGTACCGGCAGAATGTCGATGTCAGGGTTTTTGCTAATCCATTCGCGCCAGTTGTCACCAACCTGTTCGCCTTTAAGTTTTAAAATCGTGTGCATCCAACAGCAATAATCCGAGTACAGCGGTGAGGCTGACAGTTGCTGGATGTTGCGACGCTCAAGGCGTTCCCATTCCGTGACCACAAATAAGTTTGTGTAGTAGTATTCGGGCGCGCTGTCGGCCGTGCGCTTTAATTGCAACTTAATTTTCATGGTTCTCCTATGTCGGCTTGGAGCCGTTATTTATCAGGTCACGTCAATTGTGTAAACGCCCCCTTGGAGCTCTATCTCGTAAACCGAAAGCTCTCCAAGCGACGCGTTAATCACAGGTATGGCACTTAGGAACGTCCCCGTTAGTTCGAACCCTGGATTCGTTGCCGAGTTAGCACCAGACGCTGGTGACACTTTTACATAGCACTTAGTGCCGAGAAGTGCTGACAAAACTGCATAAGACTCTGACGTTGCATAACTGGCATACACCGTGAGCGTAAGTGAGTTGCTGAACAAGCCTGCTGTCATCGTGCGCGACGTCGAGCCGAACGCGGTGTCTTCAAGCGCTTCTGCGGTGACAGTCAAAGTTGCTGCAGAGACCTGATCGGTGATGTCTGTAGTTGACGCGCTGGTTGCGCCGATCAACACGACTGGGTTAGAGAGATACGTGCTAGTTGCCATGATTGCTCCTTAAGTTCTTTCTTGATAGTAGATGATTTGTGTTGCTTAGTTGTGGATTATGCGGTCTGAGCTTGTACGGCACAGTCAAGGTCGTAGCACGGGTACAACGCGCCACCAATCTCTAGGCTTGACGGACGGCCAGCCATTACAATGATTGACGAACCAAGCACGGTTGCGACGATGCTAAGAATCGAGCGGAGTACCGGCAGACCTGCAGGCCCAGAGCCAATAACCTTGATCGGGAACTCCATTCGCACAATGTTGCCATTGCCAGCAAACGTGGTGAAGTTCGGTGCATCCAAATAAACCGAATTAGGAATTAGTTTGGTCGGGTCGTTTATAACGCGCAGACCAGAGACAGCTGTCAGCGTCGCGGTTAGGTCGTCAATCGCTTCGTTGAACAAGTCGGTGTACGACATCAGGCAACCGCTGGACGAGGGATGCCAAGCAGCT